AGTAATAAGACTAAGATAGCTCTTGATATTAAAGACAAGAGGGTTCTTCCTATATGGAGTAACCTAATGTCTAAGTTGCAAGAGAAGGGAATTACAAAAACATTTGTATCTTTAGATTCCGAAATGTTATGAAAGAATTCTTTGATTATCTAGCCGAGAACGGCATAAGCCCTAATGGATTTTATGTTCTATGGGGTATCGCAAATAAAGTTAGACCTGCTGTTATCAATGTTCATACTGAACTTAGATTACTTGCTGATCTTAATCTTATTGAAGATGCTAAGAAAGGTATACTAACTGCTGAAGGTAATAGAATCATTGATGATGCTACGGCATTGTTCGGAAACATGAGAGCTTCTGTTAAGAAGATCGTAGTTACCGAGGATGATATGGTAGTTCAGTATCTTGAGATGTTTCCAAAGGGTAAGTTACCTAGTGGTAAGGCAGCAAGATTACCTAAGAATGATTTGAAGAAAGGCTTCGAATGGTTCTTTAAGAACTATGATTACAGTTGGGATACTATATTAAAAGCTACCGCTTATTACGTTGACTCGTATGAGAAGAACAGGTATATGTATATGAAGAACTCCCAATACTTTATTCGTAAACAGAATATAGATAAGAGTTGGGATTCAGAACTCGCAGCGTTCTGTGAGATAATACTAAACGGTGGTTATACAGATGATGATAATCACATAAGGGAGAGAGTTGTATGAAAGAAGTTAGTAAGTTCGAGAGCATTATGCTCAGAGTTATATTAGGCGTAGGATTATCCGTTATTTGTTGGTTACTTATTGACACATTTGTAACAGATATTTCCTACATCTGTTCATTAGTTTTAGAATTTATATTTTTTACATCGGATAAAATTTATAACTTTACTGTCCGAAGAGCCTTAGGGTCTAGTAGGGCTTAATTACCAATTACATGTCAGAAATCGCTAAGCCCTGGAAGGGGCAGAAAGACGGCTTTGTCCAAGCTCTTCATTATATGAAGGGTAGGAAGGAAGGTTCTATTAAAAGTATCAAGACTCCTTGGGAAAAGTTTAATGATGCGGGTACTGACGGTATAGAATGGAACACATTAACAGTGATCGCAGGTAGGTCAGGCGCAGGTAAAACTCTGGTTAAAGACAATATCATTAACAGTGCATTCGTCCTGAATAAGGGCGAGAACTTTAGAGTTTTAGAATTTCAATTCGAAATGATTGGCCGTGTTACCGCCTTAAGAGAATTCTCTAGTGTCGTTGGTAAGTCGTATAAATATCTGTGTAGCGCTAATGGACCGTTAGCCGATGCAGATTTACAAGCATGCTATGATTATGCAAAGCAAAGAGTAGGATATCCTATAGATGTTGTCGAGAAACCGAGAACAGTATTGGAGATCAAGTCTATTATCGAGATGTATATGGAAGAGCACATGAATCGTGAGGGAGAATTTCCTACATATACTAATACGATTATAACGCTTGATCATTCCTACCTTGTTAAGCTGGCAGCGTTTGAGAAAGATAAACATGAGATGCTCTACAACTTGGCAGAGATGCTTACCGAGTTGAAGCGTAGATATCCTGTTGCCTTTATCATTCTTAGTCAGCTTAATAGAAACATCGATAGCCCGGAAAGGAATGAAGATGGTAGAGCTGGAAACTACATTCTTACTTCTGACTTAATGGGAGCCGATGCATTATTGCAACATGCCGATATACTTGTTGGTCTTAACAGACCGGGATATTTTAAGGTTCGCTATTATGGTCCCGATAGGTATATCATTAATGATGAAAACGTTATGGTAATGCACTTCCTTAAATGTAGGAATGGTGATACTAGAATGAGTTTCTTTAAATGCGAATTCGAAAAGATGAGGGTAGTAGAAATACCTGCTCCTCCTACACAAGAAAAACGAATTAATACAAGGTAAAAAAAATGGCTATTAAAACCACAGAAAAGTTAGACAGAAGAGCTCGTACTAAAGAGCTCCGAGAATTTCACCAAGAAGTTTTTGACAAGTTAGGTATACCTGATGCGGTATATGTTCCTACGTTAGCCTACAAACCGGTTGGTAAAGACAGCAAGCACATTGCTTTATTTCCAAGTCAGTTGAAGATGAAACAGGATCTTTATTTAGAGTTCGTAAGTCGTGAGATGGAATGCGAAGATGCAAACAGAACTCTTTATAAATGGAAGTTTAATCCTTTCTTCGCAGATGAATACGAAGCAATCGAAAGTGAGCTCGAGGGAATCAGCGAAAGATATCTCGTACCTGTTGCTGAATTAAGTAAGGTAGAGATTGCAGTAGAGGAACCTTCTAAGGTAAAGCAATTATCTTTTGATGGCTTCGATGACATAATGGATCCTGATCAGGATGCTCCGTTAGATCAGCTTACTGTTAGAGATCTTGCTGCTATTCTTTTGAAGAAGCCTGTTAGCAGAAAGAAATGGTTAAACGAGTTAATAAAATAACATGGAAATTAAGTTGCCTACAAGTAAGGTTCCTGCGACTAGTAAAAGTCCTAAGAACCTGGTTATTTTTAGTAAACCAAAGGCCGGTAAAACAACCGTGCTTTCACAGTTAGAGAACTGTTTGATCTTAGATCTTGAGAGCGGTAGCGATTACGTTGACGCTATTAAGATGAAGGCAACATCTCTTGACGAAATCAAAGCAATTGGTAAAGCAATTAAAGATGCAGGGAATCCGTACGACTATGTCGCTATTGATACTATTACAGCATTAGAAGATATGTGTTTACCTTATGCTGAAGAACTTTACACACGGACTCCGATGGGTAAGGGTTGGCCAACCGAAGGGAAGGCTAAATATGGTAGCATTCTTAACCTACCAAATGGTGCAGGATATCCCTGGTTAAGGGAGGCATTCGTAAAAGTTATTGATTACATCAAGACTTGGGCACCAAGAACTATACTTGTAGGTCACGTTAAGGATACTCTACTGGAGAAGAACGGGTCGAACTTTAATTCGCTAGACTTAGCGTTGACAGGTAAGCTCAAACTAATTACGACATCTAATTCAGATGCGATTGGTTATCTATTCCGTAGAGGTAATAAGAACATATTAAGTTTCAAAACCACTGATGAGATATCATGTGGCGCAAGACCTGAGCATCTTCGTAATCAAGAGATTGAAATCTCTGAGCTCGTAGATAATGAGGTAGTAGTAAACTGGGATAAAGTATTCATAGATTAATAATTAAAAAAAATGATTAGTACAAAAAACATCGACTCGAACAGCGGCGGTAGCTCTGTTCCTAAAACATTGGCTCCGGGAGTTCACACGTTTAAGATTAACAGTATTGTCTTAGATGAAGTTCCTTACAAGAAAGGAGCTTATAACATGAACCTTAATGTAGAAGGTCCTGATATGGGCGCTGACTTCGAAGGTTTCTTTATTGACAAGGATGATCCTACACAGGGTCGTTACAAAGGTCAGGTGGGACGTATTCGTTTCTCTGAATTTCCATACGCTGATGGCGAAACTAAATCAGGTATTATTATTAAACGTGATGACGAGATCCTGAAAGCAGTTAACAATATCTGTAAGGCGTTGAGCATGCAGGCTTGGTTAGAAAGCCAAGATAATAAGCATGATACTATCGAGTCTTTGGTAAGTCAGCTTAATGCAGATAAGCCATTTGCTGGTAAGTATTTACGTGCTTGTGTAGCAGGTCGTGAATATCAGAATAAGCAAGGCTATACTAACCACGATTTGTATTTACCAAAGTGGTCTAAGGAAGGCTTGGCTTACGAGTCTGCAGATGTTGAAGAAGCATTGAGCAAGGTAGTTAAGTTTAATGCTGATGTTCATATCAAGAAGAGCAAGACCGATACGGTTCAATCTTTTGGAGATGCAACTCCTACTACCAGCAATGTAGCTGGCGACTTTGAATTATAATTAAAATTACAGGGGGGAGTAGAAATATTCCCCCCTAATTTTACCGTTATGATTAGTACTAGATTTTTAATATCCGACATATCGGATGTACCGGAAGTATGGGCATTCGAATATTATTGTAGATTAGAGGAGAAGTTAACTGGTCAAACTGTAAAGATTAAATCGTTGTTCAATCCTGGAGAACGTACTCCAAGCTTCTGTATTTATTATAACACGTCAGGTTATCTATACAAAGATTTTTCTACCGGCAATGGTGGTAATCATATCAGCCTAGTATCTAAGATATTTAATCTAGAATACTATGAAGCTATAAGAAAGATAACTGAAGACTATAATGAATTCTTACTGAAGAACAACGGAGAATATTCTGTAAGTGCCTTTAAGAAACAAGCATCTTATAAAGTATCTGATTACTCTGCTAGACAGTGGAATAATTTAGACGCCGATTTCTGGTCAAGGTATGGAATAGATTCCAATACTCTTACAGAATATAATGTATTGCCATTAGAGTTCTACAAGATGGAGAAAGAAGATGATGATATTGTAGATGAACTTACGATTAAAGGTAATTACATATATGGTTATACTAGGGCAGACGGACAGATCTATAAAGTCTATCAGCCTAAAGTAAAAGAGCATAAGTTTTTAAAGGTAAAGAATTATGTACAGGGTACTGACCAATTAAAGTTTGACGTACCTAATCTTGTTATCTGCAGTTCTCTTAAGGATGCAATGTGTCTCAAGAAGTTTGGTTACAATCTGGAAGTTGTAGCACCAGACAGTGAGAATACTGCAATCCGTCAGGAGGTAATAGATATATACAAGGTTAGATATAAATCTATCTGTACTCTATTTGATAATGATGAGGCCGGTATCAAAGCGATGAAGAAGTATAAGGATAACTTTGGTTTTCCGGGGATACATCTGAAGCTCGAGAAGGATTTATCAGACTCTGTTAAAGTATATGGTAGAGAAAAGGTAAGAACATTCTTACACCCTTTATTAAAAGAAGCACTAAAGAAATGAGTTGGATCTACCAATTAAAAGAATTCACCGAGGACATGATTCCTGATGGTGCTGTAGGATTTGTATACCAGATGGATGTTATCATAGATGGTGAACGCAAGTCCTATATTGGCAAGAAGAACTTCTTTGCGGATGTTAAGACAAAGCTTTCTAAGAAGGCATTGTCTACTGATAAACGCAAGAAGACTTACAAGCGCGTTAGAAAAATTGTATATCAGAACTACTATAGTAGTAATGAAACACTTAAGGCAGCTCATAAGGCTGGAGTACAAATCAAAAGGACTATCCTAAAGATATGCTACTCTAAGACAGAGCTCTCTTATCAAGAAGTTAAATACCAATTTATGTGCGAGGTACTGGAGAAAGACTTCTGGTTAAACGCAAACATACTTGGTAGGTTTTATAAACAAAAGTAATATGGCAAGTTTAAAGACGGCAACATTATTTGCAGCATTAAAAGATGCTGGTGTAACAAGTGTAGAAATTAGATATGATGGCGGAGGAGACTCCGGCCAGGTAGAAGATGTAGAATTTTATGGGCCTAATGGATATACCACTGAACCTAGTGATAAGTTTGAAGGAGATCTACAAGATCTAGCTTATCATATACTTGAACAGCACTATGACTATGACTGGTATAATAATGATGGCGGGTACGGAACTATAACTATTGAACTTATAGATGAGCCTGTAATACTTATTGATGGTTATGTAAGAGCTCTTGAAGATGCTCACGGTACTGTTAATCTTGCAGATATAAACTGGAAAGAATAATGGCGCATCCGTATGATCACGCTCGCGGTTCCGCTAAGAAGTGGGGCGGTGAACCCGATGAGTACCTCCATATCCATAATTGGTTCGATGAAACCAAGGCGTGGTATGGTCACAGTATGCATAGATTATTTAGGCATCACAGTGAAGGTATCTTCGAATGTGAAAGGGTCTTCGGGCCCTTCTTTGTTAACTCAGTAGGTAAAAAAGTTATGACTCGCTATGTAGGCGAGCAACATGTAAAAGAAGATTGCAATGGTTATCTACCAAGTG